TATGAAGTACATCATCAGATCCATTACGGCAACCATACCTAAAGGAGACGGAACGGTCGAATCCTACACCGTTCCGATCATCCCCGCATCCGGGCTCCTCTCCAGGAAGGTGGACCAGGACGGGCTCACCGAAGAAATCACCCTTTCGACCAAGCTCAGGTGGAATGACACCCGGCCGGAACAACTCACGATGGACATGACATCCGTATCCGTCGTGTACGACAAAGACGGAACGGCAGGGACGCTCACTTTCGGCAGCGCGGACCTTCCCGTCCGTTTCCAGGTGACGGACAACGAGTCCAGGACCATTTCCTGCACGTATAAAAGGCCGGTTTAGGTACTGTCCTTTCTGGCGGACGCCGTTTCCATACCTTTGCAACAAAGTTGGTATTGGAATGGCCAGATACACAAACAACCGCGTACTTGCGCTGGACATCATCCGTGGCAAATGGCTTCTGACCGGTGCGGCAGCGAGGAAACTCCTCCCGGCCGCCCGGTCATTCCTCAGCCGCGAACCCGTCCATGGAACTTACGACGAGCCGCTCCGGCTCTCCTTCAAGGCCCAGGACGGCTCCGTCGTATCCATTGACAGCGGCCAGGACGCAGTGCTTTCGCAGCCTTACGTCCTGATCGTGCCCGTCCAGGGCGCCCTCACCAAATATGACAACTGCTTTGGGACGTCCACGATGGAAGTTGCGGACGTGCTGGATCAGTTCCGGGACGATGATAACGTCATCGGATTCATCCTGGACTTCGATTCGCCGGGCGGTTCCGTCAATGCCGTCATGCCGCTTATCCAGTCCATCCGCCGGATCCAGGATGCCGGTAAGCCCATCATATCGCATTGCGACCTGGCAGCGTCCGCAGCTTATTGGATCGCCGCCCAGACGGACCTGATCGTCATGGACAATGAACTCTCCGAGGTCGGCTCCGTCGGCGTCTATGCGACGATCATTGACGACCGGGAAAACAAGGCCACCGGGGAGCGACGCCTGGAAATCTACGCGCCGGAATCGGAGGATAAGAACCGGTCCTACCGCGACGCCCTGGACGGCGATTTCACCAAGTTGGAGAAAGAGCTGTCCGAAATCGCGCTGGCTTTCCGGGCCGCCGTCCAGGACGGCCGTCCCAAGCTGGATCCGGAAACGCCCGGTGCCCTGACCGGCGCCATGTTCACGGCCGGAAAGGCCGTCGATCTGAAGATGGCCGACACCGTCGGGGACCTGGAGGCCTGCGTGGACATCGTATGCATCAGATCCGGACGTTATTAGCAGAATAATCGAGCCAAGTCAATAACTTAATTCTACCACCCATGCCCAAGTTCAAGAACAAAAACATTGCCGGTATCATCGCCGCCATGCTCGGGAAGAAGGACCTGACCGTCAAAGACGGGAAGTACGAACTCTCCCAGGAAGAACGAGCCAAGATTGAGAACATCTACGGCAAGGACTTCCTTGACGCCTTCGAGGCGTCCGCCGATGACGAGGACGCGACTTCCATTTTCGAGTCGATGGTCAATGCGGCCAAGGCGAAGGATAAGACGATCGCGGACCTCAATGCCGATAAGGCCGAGCTCCAGAAGACCGTGAACACCCTCGCCGCCGAACCGGAGTCCACCCCTGCGCCGCGTGCCGTTGCACCGGCCAACAGTAACGCCGTCACGTTCAAGCTGAACGCCGGCGCGAAGCACAACATCCTCGCCGCCCAGGCCCTGGCGTCCTCCGCCGGCTTCGCGGCCGTCCAGGGAGAATCCGCCGTGTCGCTGAACACCGGCGACCTCAATGAGGAATTCGGCGCCGTCATGCCGCCGTCCACCCGCATCGAGGTCCTCTCCAAGCGGATCTACAACGGCTTCGCCGACGCGAAGCACTTCCGCCGCATCACGTCCAACACGGACTACAAGGCATCCGCCGCCATCATGTCGGAAGTCTCGCAACAGTTTACCCCGAAGTGGACGCCGAAGGGTTCCGCGAAGTTCACGCCCGTCGTGATCAAGTACCGCCGCCACAAGATCAACGTGCTCCTCAATGCGACCGACATCCTCAAGAGCTGGCTCTCTTACCTGTACGAGCAGGGCAAGACCCAGATGGAGATGCCGATCATCAAGTACATCATCGAGCAGCACATCCTCCCGAAGGTGACGGACGATATCGTCCTGTCGATGATCGCGAAGGGCGAGTTCAAGGACCATGACGACGGCACCGTCGAGAACGGGGACGCCGGCTTCGCCGCGAAGGATTCGATGGACGGCATCGAGACGATCCTCGTGAACGGCAAGTCCGACAGCAAGTGCAAGTTCAACTTCTTCAAGAACGCAGCGGACTACACGACCATGACCGCCGCGGAGCTCCTGGCCTACGTGGATTCCTTCGTGGACGCCATCTCCCCGCTCTTCGCCCGGATCTTCACGGTGTACTGCTCCCCGGAATTCCTGACCGCCTACCGGCGCGCCGACTTCGCGGTGAACGGCAAGTACACCAACGACATGACCGACGGCGAAATCCGCTTCACGCATTTCAAGCTCGCGGCTCTCGAGTCGATGTACAACTCCAAGATCCTCTTTGCGACCCCGGCCGACAACCTCGTCATGCTGGTGGACTACGCCAAGGCGGAGAACTGCATCAACATGATCCAGGCCCAGGACTACGACGTGAAGATCTTCGGCGAGTACTCCCTCTCCGTGGGCTTCCTGATCGCCGAGGCCGTCTATGCGGCCGTTCCTGACGGATACGACCCGCAGGCCGTCATCGCGAGCAATCCGCTCGAAGCGTCCGACGCCTGGTTGAACGGCGGTACCGACGAAGGTTCCGGCAGTGGTTCCGGCTCCGGCAGTGGTTCCGGCAGTGGTTCCGGCAGCGGAGAAGGCATCTGATGTGTAACTACCGAGCCCGGGGACATCCCCGGGCCCGGTTAACAGAAAGACATTACCATGACTTACGTAAAAGCATCCATCCCCAAACTCCCCGGCGGCGCCGCCCCCGTCCCGAAGAAGGACCGGATCAGCATCTTCGACGCTGATGACGTGGCGACCGACGTCACCCGTGAACACGGATCGACTTCCACGTCCGGAAACCTCACGCTCACCACCGGTGCCAAAGGCGTTGCGATCCAGGTCGCCCGCGCCTCCATCAACGCCGGGTACACGAATGAAGGCGACATTGACGCGAAGACGTTCAAGGATAAGGTCGAGTTCGACTACCCCGGCGATTCCGTCCCCCTGAACGACTTCATCGAGGATCACGCCAACAAGGGCGTCATCATCATCGTGGAGAGCTGCGAGGGCCCCACCAAAATCTACGGGCGGAAGTGCAATCCGATGTACCTGACTGCGGAGCCCACTGACTCCAACGAGGCCGTGAAGACGCACCTTACCTTCGAGCAGGAAATGGGTGACGCCTTCGTTCCTCGCGTCTACGGCGGGACCATTCCCGACGTAGCAGCCGACGCATCTCTGGAGGGCGAGTGATATGGCCGACGAAAAGAACGATTCCACGGCCGTGGTCGTCGTCCTCGCCTTTGAAGGCAGCGAAGACCGGATGAAGGCGCTCTGGGAGAAAAACTTCCGGAGCGGCTTCAGTTCCGGCTTCAAGATCGTCTCCGTAAAGCCCGGATACAGCGTCATGGACGTGCTTGCCGGCATCCTGGCAGACACTTCCATCGAGGATGAATTCATCCTCGTCCAGGCGAACACCTTCCCGACGGTTCCGAAAACGATTACAGAGCTATCCTTGCCTTTCGTGTATGTGAACGTGCGCGGAGAACAGGTGTACGACAACCGGCTTCCCGTCCTACTGAATAAGAAGGACATCGCCGGTTACCTGGAAGGGATCCAGGAGGAAAAGGACTTCATCCCGGAGGAGTTCTTCAGGGCAATGTTCCCGGCCCCGAGACCCCTGGAAGCCTCGCACCATTTCGGGAATGTCATGCTGCAGGTCATCTCTGCATCCCCTTGCCGGCATAAGGTCATCGAAGGGTTGATCAAGAGGCACTACATCTGCGCAAGCCCGGAAGGCTGGAACGGAATCGTGTCCATCGTGGACGAATACCTGAAAGGATGAACGACGTTTCCAGATGGTTAAGGTCAGGAGCCGGAACCCCAGAAGGGCTCCGGCTTCTCTCCCTTTACGCGCCGAACCCGCACCTGGAGAGGATTGTCCGTGCGAATCCGGTCCTTTTCGGGAAGCATCTCGTGGCCGTCCTCACTCCCTTCGCCGCCGCCGGGATGGACGCGCCGCTGGATGCCCCGTCCGGAAGTGGACGCCGGTTCCGGGATGAATGGCCTTTCCTCGGAGAAGCGGGATGCCCTGTGGAGCTGAAGGTCCTTGCGAACGATAAAATCACCGCCTACCACAATGCCGTCCGGGCGCATGGTGAGCTCTTCGCCTGCGTGACCCCGGAAGAGTGCTTCGAGACGGCAAATTTCCTGCTGGAAAATTTTACAGAAAATCGGCACATCACTTCCGAATTCCTGTACTACAAGGAACACGGGACGGTGCTCGGGAAGCACCCGATTTTCCAGAAATCCAGGAAGTACGATTCATACCGGAAGATGGGGCCCGTCGCGCTGATGAACGAGCAGCGCCGGCTCCGGCAATCCATCTGGCGGGCGGAGTCCGAAATCCGGAAAGGCGACAAACCGCACCTGAAGGAAGACCGTGAGCGGCGGATCAAGGTCAAGCGGGACCGGCTCGCCGTCGTGGATGGGATGATCACCGACCTGGAGAAGAGATAGAAGCCATGGCGCTTTTCTGTCTGGACAGGAACGAGGCCCCAGTCCCCGGAATAAGGAAAGAAGGAGGCACGGCCGCGAAGCTCCAACGCTTCGAATCCATGCACACTGCGAAGGTCGCCATCGTCAAAAAGCATCTGAAGTCCCCTCCGGGTCCCGGTGAAGTGGTTTTCATTTGGACTACGGGGCAGTTCAACACCATGAGCATGATCATGTGGCTGATCCAGGAACGAGGCACCGCGGACGAGCTGCTGCTTTCCACCTACTCCATCTCCGATATCTGCGTCCAGACACTCCTGAAATGGATGGATGCCGGACAGATTGGCAGGACGTACATGTACGTCAGCGACTATTTTACCAAACTGAAGTCAAAGAGATGGGACATGCTGCTTTCCGCAAAGGCCGCCAGACCGGGACGCCTGGACATCGGAATCGGATTCAACCACTCCAAGGTGACGCTGCTTGCCGTCGGTCCGGACCGGTTCGTCATCACCGGCAGCGGAAACTTTTCGGAAAACGCCATCAATGAACAATACACCATCTGCAACAATGCCGAAATCTACGAATTCTTCAAACAGTGCCTCACCGAGGATCGTCCTCTCCGACTCCGAAAAGACCGACTTGCTGGAGCTGGCCGAGTTGAGATGGGGAACCGATCAGATAGCCTCCTTCTTCGGCTGGAAGCAATCGGACCTGGAAGAGGAACTGAGGAATCCGGCCAGTGAAGTCCGCGCCTGCCTGTTACAGGGCGAGCTCCGCGCCGCTTACGAAATGGAGTCGCGGCTGCTTTCCGATGCGAAATCCGGGAACAGCACTGCCATCAAACAGTTCAGCGACCTTGTACGCGAACGTTCCTTCAAGCTGACCAAACTGGACCTCTTCGGCGGATCCGAAGACGCCATCATCTACGAGCACGTCCAGGAACTCATCGAAAAGGGCGTCTCCGAACATTTTTCGAACGACGAGCAGCTCTACATCCAGGCCCTCCAGATGGTGTACTCCCTTTCGGTCCGGTTCGGTGACCGGAAGACGGTCAAGCTGCTGACCAAACCTCCTTTCTCCGTCAACTACGCCCGGGCGAAGGATATGCTTTGCGAGGCCGTCGAATTGTTCAACGCCGGCCGCAGGACATCGAAGGAGGCCATGCGATACCACATCGCAGAGAGTTACGACACGCTCTATCACGCCATCCTGGCCACGGCGAAGACGCCACAGGAACTCGCAATGGCGGCGGCGATCCTGGACAAAAAGGCGAAACTCCTGCAGCTGGACAAGCCGGAAATCGAAGCGGTCGATCCGAAGATGTACCAGCGCCCGTACAAGCTCTCTTCGATCGATCCCGGAAGCATCGGCCTCCCGGCGGCCAACCGGGACGTCATCGCAGAACAGATTGACAGCCTTGCCGATGTTCCTGACAGCGAAAAGGATATTTTCAGGATGGAGGCCGGCGTGAAAGACTTCGACATCGTAAAACTCCTGGACCATGCCGTCGAGAAAGAAGATTAAGGCGGGCAGCACGCAGGCGGCAAGCGTCCACTACCAGAATAAGCTCACGCAGGTCATCTCCCTTGTCGGTGCCCGCAAGACGTACCTGGAGCTGGGGCGAGGCAGCGCGAAAACCACGGAGATCATCTGCGACCGGCTCCTGGATCTGATATATGACCTCCCGGGGGCACCCATCGCGTGGATCGCAAACACGTTCGCCGACCTCACGGCGAACATCCTACCCTCAGTCTTCGAGGGTCTTGAGCGGAAGGGGCTCAAGGAAGGCGTCCATTACGTGGTGGAGAAATCGGTACCGGAGTTCACGGAGAAGGAAAAGGAAACGCTCCCGGACTGGCTGCGGCCGCATTTCTGGAAACCGGCCAACCACATCGTGTCGTACAAGCGGATGATCGTCTTCTTCACGGGACTGAACATCACCTTCGGTTCCCTGGACCGCCCGTCCACCCTGGCCGGCCGCTCCTACGTCTTCGTGATCGGCGACGAGGCGAAGTACCTGAAGCCGGAACAGGTCGCTAATCTCCTGAAAGCCGTGCGCGGATATCCGCAGTACAAGTCGAGTCCATGGTACCGGGGACAGCTCTTCACCTCGGACGTCGCGGACCCGTCGCACGTGGGCGAATACGACTGGATGCGGAAGCAGTCCGCCAACGTGGACAAGGCGGCCGTGCTGCTGGTGATCCGCGCCGGGCTGGTGTACAACGAGGCGCTGCATGAAGCCGTGGCAGCAAAGGACGAATGGATCCGGACCCAAAGCCAGGCGGACCTGATGAAGTACCAGGCCAAACTGAAAACCGCGTCCCGCTGGAGGGAGCGCTGGATCCGGACGCGTCTCCGCCCGGCGGCGGCCACGTTCTACTTCAGGGCGTCATCATACATGAATGTGGACATCCTCGGGACGGACTGGTTCGCGGATGCGCTCTCCTCCGGGCTCCCGGACATCCGGACGGCGGTCCTGTCGATGCGGTCCTCCCTTGAAAGCGGCGACCGGTTCTATGCGAACCTGTCCGCCCGTCACTTCTTCGATGACAGCATCGATGAGAAGGAATACGAGAAGGTCGGTCTGAGGGAGCAGGAGACGTGCCTGGTGCTCAAGCACTGCAACCCGAACCTTCCGCTCCGGCTGGGGGTTGATTTCGGCAAGATGAACTCCATGAGCTGCGCCCAGCTGCAGACGCAGCCCGGCACGTCCCGTCAGGTGATCCGCGTCATCAAGTTCCTCTATACCCTGGCACCGGCTTACATCGCCGAACTGGGAGCGAAGTTCCGTCAGTATTTCGCACCGATGAAGAGCCGTATCGTGTACCTTTTCTATGACCGCTCCGGCAACAACTGGCGGAGTGTCGGCCGCGCCCAGGTGGATGAGCTCAAGAGCGCCATCGAACGGGACGAAAACGGCCGGCCTACGGGCTGGACCGTGCACCTGATGAGCAAGGGACAGGGGGATATCCACCAGAGCGAGGAGTACCACTTCATGCAGATCTTCATGAGCGAGGACAACGGCCGTCTCCCCGTGCTCCGTATCGATTCCAAGGCGTGCGCCCGCCTGAAGGATTCCCTGGAACGCGCCCGCACCACCGTCAGGAACGGAGTCGTTTACAAGAACAAATCGACCGAAAAACTGGAGACATCGCGCCTTCCGTACGAATCCACGAACGCGTCCGACTCCCTCAAGTACCTTCTGATGACCCCGGACTGGCGTGCGCTCGCAAAGGGCGCTCCCACAGCGATTCCGGGCAACCTGGACATCACCCACCGCTGACCGTCCTGCCATAAATCACCTTTCCGGACGGTTTGCGACTGCAAACTGATTTCTGGGCGGGCCGCGCTCTCGAAAGACACCAAAAAGGCGTTTTTCCAAGCCTCCGGCGCCTTCCTGCTGGCACTCAATGACTTGCGAAAAACATGCACGGAAAATCCCGTCAAAACCGCCCGTTCCGGCACCATGTTCGCCCGAAAGCCCATTTTAGGGCTCCCGGACGGCCCTCCCGGACCGCCCGTCCTTTCAACCGGCAGGCGAATGCCTAATTTTGCGAAAAGATGGACATCTGGAGTGCAATACGCGAGATGCGGCGCCTTTCGGAGAAGGGCGTCCCCTTCAGTTTCACCTTCATGAGCTGCGACCGGACGCGGAGTTCCAGCGATGGCGTCGTGGAAGTGCTTCACGGGCGCCTGCTTTCCCGCGAATTAGGAGATAAGTACAAGGACGCTGACATCATCGAACGGTACATGAACCTGGACACCATGCAGACGCGGCGTTTCTACCAGCCGCTCCTGATGACCTTCAACGGCGAAAAAGTGACCCTGCAATGACACAGATCAAGAAGATATCCGACCATACCGCCGCCCTACACCTGGATGACGGGCGGGTCTATATCCTTTCCAACGCAATGGACGGATCCATCCGCGGCAGCTTCGGGCAAACCATCTTCCGGAACGATGCGAAGGACTGGGAAGTCATGCCGGCAACCGTCGGGGATTACAAGATCGTCCCGTATGGATGGAACAACAACATCCCTGTCTTCATCCGGGACACCATCGGCGGCAACAACCTTGCTCCGGGGATCCTCGCCCGCCAGAAGGGGCTGCTGTGGGGCCAGGGCCCGCAGTTGTATACGATGCACTATGATGAAGACGGCCAGATCGTCCAGAGATGGACGGATGATCCGGAGGTTCGTGCCTGGCTGGAAAGCTGGAGATACGAAGAGTATCTGCTCGGGATCATGGAGGACTTCCTTTCCACGGGCGGGTTCTTCGACGCCAAGCATCTGGCCAAGGGAGGGAGGATCGGCAGGCAGAAGCGAATTGCCCTGATTGAACACATCCCTGTGAAGAACGCCCGCCTGGAATGGCCGGAGAATAACTCCAACCAGATCCGCGACTGCAAGCACATCATCGTGGGCGACATGGAACACGGGTGCATCAACACCGGTACCAGGGAGTACCCCGTCTTTGATGAATCCGCGCCCGGGCGTTACCCCGTCGCCGCGTCCTACAAGCGGATCGGGACGTTCGGACGCGATTTCTACGCACTTCCCCAGTTCTGGGGGGCAATGCGCTGGATTATCCGTGGTTCCGAAATCCCTACCATCTTCAAGTATGTGACCGACAACGGCATCAACCTGGCCTACCATGTCCATTCGTCTCAGTCCTATTGGGACTACCGGCGGAATGTGCTCCACCTGGCCAATCCGGAGTGGACGGACGCGCAGATCGAAGCCGAAATCATGAAGATCACGACGAAGCTGCTGGATTCCATGACGCAGGTGCTTACCGGAAAAGAGAATGCCGGCAAGATGTTCCACTCCATCGATTGCGTCGATGAAACAGGTAACGTGCACCCCTGGAAGATCGAGGCAATTGACCAGAAGATAAAGGATTTCGTCGAGTCTCAGTTGAAGATTGCCGAAGCTTCCGTTTCCGCCATCACGTCCGGCATGGGGCTTCATCCGTCCCTGTCGAACATCATGGTGAACGGGAAGCTGGCATCCGGTTCCGAAATGCTGTATGCCTTCAAGCTGTACCTGAATTCCGACACGGCCATTCCGACGATGCTCCTGACATCCTCCATCAATGAGGCCATCCGCTTCAATTTCCCCGAAAAAAGGATCCGGCTGGGATTCTACCATCAGAGCGTGAAGACGGAGGAGTCCATTTCCTCCTCCGACCGCCTTAAAAACCAGTAGGCTATGATTTTCAACAAAAACGGCCATGGCAGCGAGGAGCTGCATGATCTTACCGGTACCTTCGATGCGAGTACTCCCTACAAGGCCATTGCAGCGGACGTGGACGCGGCTGCCAGGCAACTTGCCGGCATTGTCGGCTCCGCCGTCGTACAGAGGGCGTCCGAACTCTACGCGATGAACGTACCTTCAGAGCAGGATTCGGAATACCTGGATATGGTCCGCCGCCCCATCGCTCTCCTTGCCATCGCGAACTATTCCAAGTCCACGATCGTCTCCCATGGGAAGACCGGCCGCCGGATGGTCGTGGGTGACAATGAGAAGATCCCCTTCGAGTGGATGATCGACCGCGACGACCGGGAGATGCGGGAGCGTTATCACCGCTTCATGGACGCACTGTTTTCCTACCTTTCCGACGGGAATTTCCCGGAATGGACGGAATCGTCCGCTTTCAGGCGCTCCCGTTCCTGTCTTGTGGCCAGCCTCGCCCAGATGGAAGATGTGTATCCTGTCAACAGCAGTCAGTACACTTACTTCACGCTCCTCCCCCTTCTGCTGGAAAAGCAGAAGGTGCTTTCCGCGCTCGTGGGACCGGACGGTTTTGCGCGGATCCAGGAGGACAGCGACGGATCCCTCGCCGCGACAGCCCGCAAGTTCATCGTGTTGAAGGCGCTCGTTGCCGCCCTGAAGCGCTGGTCCATCGCCGTTTTCCCAACGGAGGTGGCCCGGCAGTTCGCACCGTCCTACCAGGGGAACCGGGAGAACCGGGCCGCCACTACGGAGGAAATCGAATGGACCATCTCCAAGCTGGAGGATGAAATCGCGGACGCGCAGGCGGATCTCCTGACGGAGCTGTCCGGCAACCCTTACGAGGGTTTCCCCCTGATTCCGAAGAATGACCAGAAAAACAAGTACTTTACCGTATGACCAAGTTTGAATTCACGGACCAGAACGGGAAACATCGCTTCGCGATCGAGATTCCGGAGAATTGGGAGGAAATGACCGCCTCCCAGGTTCAGTATGTCTTCCAGCTGTTCGAGGACCTTGCGAACGGGAAGCTCACGCCCCTGCAGCTCCAGATCAAGGTCCTTTACCGCTTCCTGGGGTTCAAGTCCGTTTCCGCAGACGCCGCCCGTAATTCCGCAATCGTGGAGAACGTCACTCAGATGGTCAAGTACCTGGATTTCATCTTCACGGGGCAAGACGAACGGTCCGGCATCCCGCAACTCTCTTTCGGCTCCGTTTGGAACCCGCTGCCGACGGTCAGGGTGAAGGCTCGTACCCTGACCGGTCCGGCGGCCTTGTGCCAGGATCTGACCTTCGGAGAATTCCGGAGCGCCGCCATGTCCCTGAACAACTTCTTCCGGACCGAAGACATTGATTCCCTGGACGAATGCATCGCCAGCCTGTACAGGCCCCGGGCCGCCCGGCCGAACCGCGCCGGACGCCGGGTCAAGCCCATCCTTCCGGAATCCTTCGCGGCCGAGATCAGCGAAGTGTCCGGGATTCCCTCCTGGCAGAAGAATCTCATCATGATGTGGTTTTCTGCTTGCATCGGCTATCTGCAATCCGGGACGATCACCCTGGGCGGCGATGAAGTGGACATGAAACTACTCTTCGCCGGTGACGGCGACACGGGCGGCCCGGCCGCCACCTGGAACGACCTGCTGGTACAGATTGCGAAAGACGGAGCCATGGGCGACATGGACGCCGTGGATAATGCACCGCTGATGACGGTGATCCTGCACATGTGGTCGAACTACAAGGAAAGCAAGCGCCATGAAAGGGCTCTTAGGAAAGCTCAGAAGCATTGACGGGTATCTCCGTGATTTCATGCTGACTGACCGGCCGGAAGTCCGGTTCAACTACGTGACGTCCCAGGAAGACGCCGCGCCGCGACTGGCCGACCGCTCCGGAACGCAGGTGCTCGTGGCCCGTCCGGAGATGCGGCAGAGTTTCCGGAATCTGGAAATCCCGCAGGTCTCCTACATCGAGACGGTATTCTTCGTCCTGGAAAGGGACCTTGAGTCCGGAAGGACGGACAAGCTGGAATGCGCCCAGTACGACCGGCTGGAAGAGATCGCGGAAGAAATCCTTGAACGGTTCTTCCGGGACCTGGAGAGCTGCGGGCTTCTCGGCGGACTTGTCGTGACGGATTTCGTGGTCCGCCCGGAAGTCAAGGTGTTCGGCAGCTGGAACGGTTATTCGGTGGCGATTTCCCTTTCCTGACATGCCCGATATCATCCGTGCCCGGTTCATCCGCAAGGTTCTCCAGGAAGAGGGAAACCGCTTCCTTTCCCGCCAGACTTCGCAGATCCAGTCCAAGGTAAAGGAGAAGACCGGCCGTCTCCTTGCCGGGCGCCGCTTCCAGGTGTACGGGGGTGACGGAGACTTCGACAGCGAACTGGTATTCACGCATCCCGTGTATGAGCGGTTCCTGGACATCCGCCACCTTGGAGGACGCGAGAAGGGGGTGCGCCGGCAGATTCATAACAGGCCTGTCATGGCAGCATACAACCGGATTGCGGAAAGGCTCATGACCGAATTCACAGAATCAACACAGGCAGCGCTCCGTACAGAAATCGACACCATCCGTAGAAGGTTCGGACAGTAAGGCGCGGTATTTGCAAAAATGAAGGCATGAAACGCCTGGTCATCCTATTGCTTTCCGTCCTGACTGCCCTTCCGGCATTCAGCCAGTACGACTGGCGTTTTTCTCCATCCTATACGTTCGAGGCACCGGCGTTCTCCAAGAAGGACCTTGCTTCCAGGGCTGAAGACTACAGGCGGTATGCCGAATTCCAACTCAATGCGCCGGATATTTACCAGTATGATACAAAGCATCATACTTCATGGTACTTGTACTCAGAAGAATTCGAAGTCAATAAAAAGAAGGTGGGAATAATTATCCATATGTATGTCGCAATCCTTCCGGAAAAAGGAAAATACACCGCAATTGTTGAGAGATGCGAAGCATCAGCCAGGATTGGACGGAAAGCGATATTTGAATTCGAGATACTTCGCTCTGATGATACGGTATATAAGGATAAAATGACAAAAGCCGCTGTTTCTCAAATCAAAGCCTTCGTAAACGAACAGTTCGACAGCCATATACCAAAGATCCGCGAAATCATGGAGGATCCGCTTGACGGGTTCCGGCTCCAGGAGATAACGGAATAAGCAAGTCCTTTCCAGCCGCTGAAAAGCGGCTATTTTTGTGCCATAAAGGAATGAGCCAATGGCACGAATCAAAGAAGAGGATCTGAGACTGAATCTCATCATCAACGGGGACGAGACCCGGAAGAGGATGAGTGAACTCAAGCAGACCATTACCGACACCACCAATGCGCTATCCAGGCTGGAGAAAGAGCGGAAGGCCACCATCAAGCAGTACGGCGAAGAGTCAGCCCAGGTCAAACAGTTGGATGCCAAAATCGAGGCGCACCGGAAGGGAATCGAGAACGCGAAGAAGAATTACGCCGACTGGGAGCGTCGGCTGAAACTTACCGGCATGACCATGTCCGAACTTTCAGCCCATGCCAGAAATACGGCCGCCGTCCTCCGGAACATGCAGCCAGGAACGCCCAAGTGGAAGGAACTGAACGATGAACTTCGCAAAACCCGTGAGCGGATGAGGGATCTGCAGGCGCAATCAGGACGTACCGGCAGCGCCATGCAGGCCCTTTCCAAGATCAAGGGCGGCGCCGTTGCCGCCGTGGCCGCCGTGGCCGGAATTGCACGTGTCCTGGGCGGCGCCGTGGAAAAAATGAAGGATTTCGAACAGGCCAATGCGAACCTTTCAACCATCCTTGGCAAGTCCGTCACCGAGATTGAGGACCTGACCGCTGCCGCCCAGCAGCTGGGCCGGACCACAGAGTATACAGCCACCCAGGTAACCGGATTGCAGACCGAACTTGCAAAGCTGGGCTTCAACGAGAACCAGATCCTTGCGATGGAGAAATCAGTCCTGCATTTCGCGACGGCCGTAGGCGCGGATCTTCCGGAAGCTGCCGCGCTGGCCGGATCCACGCTCCGCATGTTCGGTCTCTCCACGAAAGACACTGAAGACACCCTTGCAACGCTGGCTATTGCCACCAACAAGAGCGCTCTTTCCTTCTCGTTCTTCCAGGACGCCATGAGCACCGTCGGACCGGTTGCCAATACGTTCGGATTCGGCATCAAGGATACGACCGCCCTCCTTGGTACGCTTGCCAATGCGGGCTTCGATGCATCCAGTGCCGCGACTGCCACCCGCAACATCTTCCTGAAGCTTGCCGACGCCAACGGGGACCTCGCCAAGGCCCTGGGCGGTCCTGTCAAGACCTTCGATGACCTTATCGACGGGCTCCGCGAACTGGACGCGCAGGGAATCGACCTGGCCGGGACGCTGGAACTGACAGACAAACGCTCCGTCGCCGCCTTCAACTCCTTCCTGAAAGGCGCAGATTCCGCCGCTATTCTCCGTGGAGAATTGGAAAATGTAGACGGCGTCTTAGAAAACATCGCTGAACAGCGAATGAACACGCTCGACGGCTCCCTGAAAAAGCTGACAAGTGCATGGGAGGGGTTCATTTTGAGCATGCGTAAGAGTACCGGGGTTTTGAAATCAGTCGTGGACTACCTGACAGAGATCGTTGCTTGGATCACTCCCGGGAATGCGCATAACAAGGACGTTGAGATGGTCGTCGACACCATCACGGCCGGGTACGGAACCGCAAAAGGGCGCGCTTATACCGCGGATCAGAAACAGAAGGAACTACAGGCGCAGCTGGATAAACTGGATAAAGACCTGGAGAAAGCACAGGAAAAGCGTCATATCAGAAGAATCAAGAGAGAAAGGAAGCGGATCCAGAAGGAGCTGTCCGTCTACAAGGATGCATATAAGCAGCTCCAGTCAGCGGCGGACATGGAGGATGACGAACCAGTAACTAATCCGACAGTCGAATCTGGGAAGAAATACTCCGGTGGGAAGCAGTCCGAAAAGGAGCGGAAAGCCGCCGCTAAACAGGCCGCCAAGGAACAGAAAGAGGCTGAACGGCAGGCAAAGGAAACAGCCAAGGCGGAGAAAGAGGCCGCGAAGGAAGCGGCCGCCGCCAAAAAAGAGCTGGCAGAGTTGGAGAAATCGTACCTCAATGTCTATATCTCTGTCCTGGAAGACCATGAGGAAAAAGCGAAGGCGCAAGAGGAGGCCGAGAACCTTCGGTACCGGGAGGAACTTGAAAGATACCAAAAGCGAAGCGGTGAACTGAGAAACTATCAGCAAATCGTTGAAACGCTCCAGCGGCAGCACCAGAATAATCTCAGGAGGATCCGCCTCGAAGCAATGGAGGCCGAACGCAAGGACCTTGAGGCGCAGCATAAGATTAACCTAGCCAAAATTCAGGAAGAACATGCATTTGAACTGAATTCCGATTCCACTAAACCTAGCGTTAAGGCAAATATAAGACGCGAGAATGCCTTTAAAACAGCGGCTGAAAATGTTGCATACTTCCAATCCCAAATAGCGATTTTGCAGCGGAAAGTATCAAGCAAGACGGTCAATGGCAACTTGGACGGATTGAAGCTTTCCAATGAGGAACTGAACAAATATCTGCTACAACTCCTTGAGGCCAAGAAACAACTGAAGGAGGCGCAGGCACAGTTGGACGGGTTGGAAAAGAAGGACCTGGGGCAGACTCTCAAGGATATGTTTCTCGTCGGTACCGGCGACGGATCCTTCCTGGGCGTCTCTCAATCCGACTGGGACCTGCTTTTCCAGAACATCGAGGAAGGTACCCTTGGTGCGAAGGACCTTGTAACGATACTCTCCGGATTGGGAGGCGCTTCGCAGGAAGGGATGAAGATTGCCACCAACGCCATCGCAATCATCAATGCCAAGGAAAAGAAGGCTTTTGATGATTGGAATGAGCAGAACGATAAGAAGAAATCCAACCTGGAAAAGTCTTTCGCCGCCGGACTCATGACGCAGGCGCAGTATGATGCCGAAGTCGAACAGATGGAGGCCGACAAAGCCGCCCGTGAGGATGAGTTGCAAACAAAACAGGCGAAAAGGGAAAAGGAACTGGCGCTCATTCAAGCCTACATCGATACAGCGCTCAGCGTTGCCAAGACATACGCGAAATTCGGAGCCACGCCTGTCGGCATCGCCGCAGCGGCTGTCGCGGCCGCCGTAGGCGCCGCCCAGATCAAGCTGATCCAAGCCAAGGGACTTGCCGAAGGCGGCGAAATCCAGGTCCAGCGGGCCCAGGACGGGAAACCATTCCGGGCAAAGTTGGATCCGGGCAAGCGCGGCCGCATCGACCGTCCGACCGTCCTCGTGGGAGAGGAAGGCGGCGAATACGTCATCCCGGCGGCCGGGATGAAGAACCCTTCCCTGGCTCCCATCATCGCCACCATCGAGAGCGCCCGAAGGATGGGCACGCTCCGGAACCTGGATTTCGGGGCCATCTATCCGGAAGGTCGTGCCTCCGGAGGCCGGGCCGGATCCGCAGCGGCCGCGTCCATGACGGCCGTGGACATGTCCGGGATCACCGGCCAGCTTGCGGAAATCCAATCCCTACTGATGGATATCCGCAAGAATCCCATCCCGGCATACCTTCCCATCGTAGGGAAAAACGGCATGAACCAGCAGGTGAAGAAGTATAATCAATATCGGGAATCCGGTAAACTCAAATAACGAGCCATGTTCAAGATACTTACTACCGACGGCGTTTTCCTGGACCTGAACGAGGACTGGGAGACTGAGATTGAGATCGAGAACCCGATCTTCTCGACGGATTCCGTCCCCGTCGCCTTTTCGACATCCGTGCTGCTGCCGCCTTCCGGGACGAATGTCGTCCGGCTGGGGTATGTCGCCGCCCAGAAACAGGTACCGGAAGTCCTTGAACTTGATGTGCTGCTGCAGGTGGACGGATTCCTGCTGGCCGAAGGGAAGCTCCAGTTTGACGGGATCACCGAAGACGGTGATCTCGAATACACCTTCACGTCGCGGAGCATGGACGAAGAGTGGGGAAAGAAGCTCTACGAACTTCCGTCCGTATCGGATGCCCAGGGAAGGGAATTTCCGGTGATCATCAAGTCGAACGCGACCGGTTATTCGGTCTTTGATACGTCTATCCGT